AATGTCCACCAGCACTACTGGCACTGGCACAATTACATTAGGTTCTGCTGAAAATGGCTACCAAAGTTTTGATGACGCTGGTGTACCCGATGGAGATGTAGTCCGTTACGTTATTGAGGATGGTTCTAACTGGGAAGTAGGTACAGGTACGTATACTGCTTCTGGAACCACCCTCACACGTACAGTTACAGAAAGCAGCAACTCTGACGCTGCGATCAACTTGTCAGGTAATGCAGTCGTCTTCATCGGCCCAGCAGCACAAGACTTTAGCCCGACCATTACACTCGCTGGTGATGCCAGCGGGTCTGTTACGCTTACAGACTTAGAAGATGCGACCTTGACTGTTACCGTTGCTGATGACAGTCATAACCATACTATTGCCAATGTCGATAACCTACAGACTAACCTAGATGCAAAACTAGACAAGTCTGGTGGTACTATGACTGGCAACTTGATCCTGAATGCTGACCCCACTACGGCATTAGGAGCCGCTACGAAAGAGTATGTCGATACGATTGCTGCCGCTGGTGTTCACTACCACGATCCAGTACGTGTCGAGCAAGAGGGTAACCTTACAGCTACTTACGACAATGGTACAGCAGGTGTAGGTGCAACCCTTACTAACTCAGGTACTCAGGCTGCATTGGTCATTGATGGGGTCACTATGGTCCTTAACGACCGTGTTCTTATCTATGAACAAACCAATGCATTTGAGAATGGTATCTACACAGTCACTAACGTAGGTTCTGCAAGCACTAACTGGGTTCTTACCCGTGCGACTGATGCAGACAGTTATGCTCCGTCTGACCCTGACTCGCTTGGTAAAGGTGATGCTTTCTTTGTACAAGAAGGTAACGCAGGTGCTGGTGAACTATACGTTATGAATACCGATGGTGCTATCACCTTCGGTACCACAGCCATAACTTTTACTCAGATTCAGGCTACTGCTGTTTACTCTGGTGGGACAGACATTACCCTTAGTGGTACTACGTTCAACCTAGACTCTACTATTGCAGCAGATACTACAGGTAATGCAGCTACAGCTACAGCCTTAGAGACTGCACGTACAATCGGTGGGGTATCTTTCGACGGTACAGCTAACATCAACTTAGCTGGTGTTAATACGACTGGTAACCAAGACACCTCTGGTAATGCTGCTACAGCGACTGCTTGGGAAACTGCCCGTACAATTACTTTGTCGGGGGATGTCTCAGGTACAGCCACAGGTGTAGATGGTTCAGGTAACGTATCTATTACTACCACTGTCGCTGACGACAGCCACGACCACACTATTGCTAACGTAGATGGCCTACAGACTGCCCTAGATGCTAAGGCACCTACAGCAAGTCCTACCTTTAGTGGTACAGTTACTTTCCCAGCAGGTCAGACCTTCGATGGTCGTGACGTATCTGCTGATGGTGCTAAACTTGATGGTATCGAAAGTGGTGCAGATGTAACTGACGCAACCAATGTGTCTGGCGCAGGTGCCTTGATGCGATCTGGCGGTCAGATGACAGGCAACATCACGATGTCTGGCGCACAGACTGTTGATGGTCGTGATCTTTCAGCCGATGGTTCTAAACTTGATGGTATCGAAAGTGGTGCTACTGCTGACCAGACTATTACAGCAGGTAGTGGTCTAACTGGCGGTGGAACTGGTGACGTTACTATTAGCCACGCTGATACATCTACCCAATCATCGGTAAATAACTCAGGTCGTACTTATATTCAAGATATTACACTTGATACTTATGGTCATGTCACAGCTATTTCCTCCGCTACAGAAAGCGTGACCAACACAAACCAGCTCACTACATTTCAGTTAGAAGATGGTGACGGAACCGAGGTTACGATCAGCCACGGTAAAGAGGTTAAGTTTGTCGAGGGTACAGGCATTGACATCAACTGGACTGATACGTCTACAGGCTCTGATGGTGACCCATATGACATGACATTTGCGGTCACTTCGGCACCCAAATGGACAACCGCTAGAACGTTGTCACTCTCTGGTGACGCATCTGGTTCTGTCTCTTGGGATGGCTCCGCTAACGCCACGCTGACCGTTACCGTTGCAGACGATAGTCACAATCACGTTATATCAAACATTGATGGATTGCAGTCGGCTCTTGATGGTAAACAAGCAGCAGGTACTTATAACACTATTATTGGTACAGATAGTGACATAAACACATCTGGTTCGACTATCATCGACAACATCTTTGTTACTGATGGTGTTATCACTAGTATGGGTACTAGGACACTAACTGCTGCTGATATAGGTGCATTATCTACCTCTGGTAAGGCTGCTGACAGTAATCTATTAGACGGCCTTGATTTGTCCACAGGGCGAAACAATGTCGCCAACAGAGTAATGCGTACCAATAGCAGCGGTTATGCAGAGTTCGGCTGGATCAATACAACATCAGGCGATACTTCAAGTGGCTTGTCTCGTCTTTATGTTGATACGGGTGACGGTTACATTCGAAAGTCTACACTTTCCCATGTTGCGTCACAGGGTGGCTTCCTGACATCGAGTTCCACTCCAGCAGAATTTTCTGTTGATAAACTTTATGCTAAAGGTAGATCAGAAAGAGTAAGATACGAAACCTCAACTTCTGGGCTTATCAGTGTTGATTTAACAGAGTTTAATAGTGGTGCTGGCGTACCTGATAGTATTATTTACTTTACTGCGGATGCAACTGCGGATCGGGGTTTAAACATCCGCTTTGACGCCAGTAAATTGGGAACTAACACTGCCCATACTTTCACAATCCTTTTCACAAATGGTTCGACCCCGTACAAAATGAACTCTTACTGGCAAGGTGCTGCTTACACAGGATCTTCATCTTCTATCATTTTTCCACAATTTGCTAAGTGGCAGGGGGGTGCAGGACCAGCGGCTGGTAACGCCGATAGTGTTGATGCCTACACATTCACATTCTTTTATAGTGGTTCCTCATATGAAGTAATCGCTTCAGGTCCAAATCAGTTTGCATAAGGAATTATCATGCCAGTACTCAGCTTATTTGGCGGCGCATCGGCCTTTGCGTATGGCTGGGGCATTGCCCAAGATGTAAAAGTTGGTCAGTGGGACCTAGCCAACATGCACTATGACCCCAAATCTTTGGCGTTTAAGTGGACGGGGTATGATAGCAGTGTTGCGTACTCTGGTGTTACCAGCATGTCGTATAACTATGCTGGTTATTATCCCTTTGGGACAGAGTTTACACCTTATAGTATCCGAAGTTTGGCGATGCCCACCGAAGACTATTTGTATGTTTTTCATGGTACAGGTAGCGGAGCTAGTGATGAAACAACAGTTACTAGGATGGATTTAGCAAGTCCTGATGATGTTTTAGGTTATTCAAAAGGGGCATCTAATTATCAACAGGTAAATATAGATGATGGGACTGGATATGCTAACAGTTGGCTTTACGGTTCCGATGTAACCGCCGATGGTAAACACTATGTTACCTTTAAGGCCCCAGGAACTTCTCAGCCTAGTTATTACTCTGGCATTAGAAAATTTGATACCTCTACAGACTATTCGATTACGTCATCGGATACGCAAAGCCAAACTTTTGATTTTACATCAGATGTGGCTTATCTGTACGGCGGGATTAAATTATACCCTCGAAAGATGATCCTTTCGTCTAAGTCTACAGATACATTGTACGAATACTCTATGACTTCGGACTATGACTTCACCACCCTAAGTTCTCCTACAACTAATTCGAACATAGGTACCATTAATGGTGAACACTATGATTTCACTGTAACACCAAGTGGTGATGCTTTTGTTTTTAGTGCTTTAGGTAATGGGACTTACAGACCAAATAGATACGACAACCTTTGGTGGGTTGATACTAGTGGAGGTTCAATTGCAAATCTGGATTTCAATAGAGCCGACTCTAAAGACTTTAGGTTTTACTTAGGTGATGGTGGGACGGGTATTACTGATCAACACCCAAGAGGTGTTACGTTTAATGGTAACGGGACACAAATGCTTGTCGCATTGCCCAACCAACAGCGCATCGCTGCCTATACAGTTGGTGCATTTAACGTAAGATCAGATGGTTCGTCCACTGCCGTAAAATCGTATGTAGCTGGTGGAGTTAGAGTAAAGCCTGACGGAACAAAATTGTGGAATGTGGACTATGATAAGAAAAAGATATTTGAGATAAATATGTCCACTCCTTTTGATCTTGGCACTGCGACTTGGGGGAACGAGTTCTCAACATATAGTCAGGATACTTTTCCTTACATGATGCACTGGAAGCCAGATGGCACAAGGTTTTACATAAGCGGTCAACAAAATAAAAAAGTCTACGAATACTCTTGTAGTACGGCTTGGGATATTAACACTGCAACTTACACCAACAGAGCGACTGCTGCTTTGTCAAACAACGTCCTATACGGTTGCGCCCTCTCAGATGACGGTACTAAGTTATTCGTCACCATGCGACAGAGAGTAGCTTATCAAACCTACGAGATGAGAGTGGCTCAATATGCTCTAAGCACCGCATGGCAAATTAACACCGCTTCACAAATTGGGAGCGACATTGCTCTCACAGCAGGTTTTACGGACTTTACTTTTCACCCTGATGGAGATAAAATGTTTACAACAGGTACGGCAAGCCCCTATGACGCTCGTTTGCAACAGTGGAATCTCAGCACTGATTGGGACATATCCACTGCTACTCCTTCAAGTACGGAATACTTTGATTTAGATAATTTCCTAAACAGAGCAATCAACATCCGTCATGGTTGGTCGGAAGATGGCGGTCAAGTGTTTCTAAGTAACAATGACGCTGACAGTATTTATTCATTTAATGTGTACGAGACTTAAAATATGACAAAATATGCCAAAATTGAGGATGGGCAAGTTGCCGTATATCCTTATCATCTAAACAGGTTAAAGACTGATTTTCCCGAAGTGGAATGGCCTTACCCTCAAATCCCAGATGATTTTTTAGCTGCCTATGATGTTTATCCTGTGGCAGTCCAAGAAGCACCTACAGATGTAGATTTGAGAACGCACATTGCGGAGCCTTCTTATTACCCTGAACTTGTTGATGGTCAGTGGACAATCACAATAACAGTCAGGGAATTAACGGATGAAGAAAGTGAAGCTGTTGTTGGCTCTAAAGCTGCCTCTAACAGAGATGAAAGGTTTCGCAGATTACACGATACAGACTGGATGGCATCATCAGACCGTACAATGTCACCAGAAGAAATTGCTTATCGTCAGGCACTACGAGACTTGCCTGAAACAGCAGCAAATTGGCCATTTTTAGAAGATGAAGACTGGCCTACTAAACCGTAAGGGGTAAACAATGTTAGGATTTGCACCATTAGCGTCTACCACGTTTGCTGCTGCTGGCGAAGGTTTATCTTACCAACTTGCCGCTGACGAAGGTACATACAGCTTAACCTTCCAAGACGTTATTGATGCTATATCCATAACAGCGGGTGAAGCAACATTCACCCTAACGGGACAGACTTCACCTCTTGTCGTAACTAAACCAGTAGACGAAGGTACTTATTCTGTAACAGGCCAAGATGCAGACTTTGTTATTGCTGAAAGACTTGTAGCCGCACACTTCAACTACATTATGACACCGCAAGATGCGGATGCAGCATGGAAACGTGTAGCGGGTCAGGGTAGCTTTAGTCTTACAGGACAGACCTCTGGTATTAACTATCAGTTACCAGCAGGTGAAACATCATACAGCCTCTCAGGACAAACAACAGTATTTGAGGTTACTCTACTAGCTGGTGAGGCTACATATGCACTTACTGGTCAGGCAGCTAACGTAAACACAAGCATTTCTCATGCTGCTGGATCGTTCTCTGTTACTGGTCAAGATGTAGCTATTAGTCCTACAACAGTTATCACTGTAGACGATGCCGCATCATTTACTCTGACGGGTCAAGACCTTAACTTTGACTATGCAGATATATTCCCTGTAGAGTCTGGTAGCTTCTCTTTAACAGCCCCAGTTGATCCAACTCTACATACATCAAAAGTTGCTGAAGAAGCTAACTTTACGTTCACAGGCCAAGATGTAGGCCTTATTGTTGCTGAACAACTTCCAGTCGATAGTGTGTCTTATACACTAACTGGTCAGGACATTAACTTTGATGTAAACGATAATTTTGTTGCAGAAGTTGGTAGCTTTATTGTCGGCGGTGAAGATGTAAGTTTCAAAGCTAACTTCCCGATTGTAATTAACGACTCAGAGAATTACCTTTTCTTAGGACAAGATGTAACTCTGATTGACGGTAAATCTTTAGTTGCAGAAGGTACAACCTACACAGTTACTACAGAAGATGCGGTATTTACACCAGAGATTACACTACCTGCTGTAAGAGGCCAGTTTGCTGTAAATGGACAAGACTTAGGGTTTACATTCCCATTGGGAGTAGATGAAGGTACGTTCACTATAACTGGACAAGACATTACGATCAGTAACCCATCATCTAAGCGTGGTGTCCTAGTCACTGGTAAATCCTTCAACAAGGTAACACTAATTCAACAATACAATAAGGTTGCATAACAATGGCTTTCTACATTAAGCAGAATGACACAAGCCCATCTATGTTGGCTAACTTACAAGATGCTGACGGTAACGCCATTAACCTTACTGGTGCCAGTGTTCAGGTTCACATTAAGGATGTAGAAGGTACACTCAAGGTTGACCGTGCAGCTATCATTCCTGATCCACTTATTGGTCGTGTAAGGGTCAACTGGCAGTCAGGGGATACAGATACTGTCGGTACCTACTATGTAGAGTTTGAGGCTACCTATAATGACGGTTCTATAGAAACCTTCCCTAACAATGGTAACCTAGTTATGGTTGTAGTAGGTGAGTTGAACTAATGACAACTTGGGCAAGACAAATATATGAGCATGACCCTCTTGCCATAGCCAAGGGTGAAGTCAACGGTTACTCTAGTGAACATAAGTTTGGTGCTGTACCTGCTATGTCGCAGAACCAAACAGGGACTATCTGGGATGTAAACGATACAGCTTATCCTTGGTCCTCTTGGTCAACTGCTGGTACTGTAGACATTCCTGCTGTTAATGCATCAGACAACGGTAAGAAGATTACTATCTTAGGTCTTGATGCAGATTACAACGCTCAGTCAGAAGAGATCACTCTGAGTAGTTCTGGTTCTGTCACATCTACAAATTCTTATATTAGGCTCTATCGTGCATTTCTATCGAATGGGTCTACAAATGTAGGTGTCATAAACGTACAAAAGTCTGCTGTAACAGTCATGCGTATCAATGCTGGTAAGGGTCAAACCCTGATGGCTATTTACACGGTACCTGCTGGTTATACAGCATACTTGATACAAGGTGCTGCCACATGTCAAGGTAATGCAGATGCTACAGGGGATATGTACATACGTTACTTTGGGCAAGATGCATTTCGCATAGGTCACTCTTTTGAGTTCTCTGGTGCAGGTGGTCAGTACATGTACAAGTTTGCAGTACCGAGAACAATACCAGAAAAATCTGACGTTGACGTAAGAGCCTCAGTAAGAAGTAACAATGCTCGACTTACTGCTGCATTTGATCTGATACTCGTAGAAAACACATATAGAGATGTATAATGCCTAAAGTAGCTTTACAGAACAAAGTCAAAGAACACAACAAGAAGTCTAAGCATAAAGTTACTATGCGGATGTTGGAGCAAGTATATGACCGTGGCGTTGGAGCCTATCGCACTAATCCTGCAAGTGTTCGACCTAATGTCAAGTCACCAGAACAGTGGGCAATGGCTCGTGTCAATAGTTTTCTACGTATCGTAAGTGGTTCTAAGTCTGCTAACCATGATAAAGACCTTCTACCTTCGTCGCACCCCTCTAAGAGTAAAGCTAAGAAGATGCTAAAGGCACAGTATGCCAATGACGTATTCACGACAGAGATGGAAGCACGTAGTCGTTCTATGGATATGGGATGCGGTGGTGCCATTCATGTGCATGAGATTGACGGACAGGCCGTATACATGCCCTGTGGTAGCCATGAAGAGTATTTAGACTACTACCGTACAGAAGATGAAGACAAGCCCTCAGAGGACCGCTTAGAGGCTCTACGGGTCATTGTACAGGAAGTAATGAAAGAAGAGTTCGCCAAGGCAGAGTACCAAGGTGAAAAGGTGACTTTGAACAAACCACGTAGATTATCTGGTGGTAACAAGAAGTTTGAAGTCTTCGTTATGGATGGCAGTAAAGTAAAACGTGTTACCTTCGGTGACCCCAATATGGAAATACGTCGAGACAATCCAAAGGCCCGTGCCAACTTCCGATCACGCCATTCATGTGATACAGCAACAGATAAGACATCGGCCCGTTATTGGTCATGTCGTATGTGGGAAGGAGGCACATCAGTGTCAGACTTAACAAAGAATATAGAAGGGCAAATCCTTAAAGCTGACGATGAACAACGTATGGTATACGGTTGGGCATCAGTAGTTACAGAAAAGGGTGAACCTGTAGTAGATCGACAAGGTGATGTTATTGAGCCAGATACTTTGGTTCGTGCCGTAAACAAGTTTATGGAACATGTACGTGTCGGTAAAGAAATGCACAAAGGGGACCAGATTGGCGCAGTCATTCACTCTATGCCAGTCACTAAAGAGATTGGTGAATCCCTTGGCATACAGAGTGACCGTGAAGGCTGGGTCGTAGCATTTAAGGTGTATAACGACGATGTTTGGGCCAAGGTCAAGTCTGGTGAATTAGCCGCCTTTAGCATTGGCGGTAGAGCAATAAAGGAAGACTATAATGGCTAACCTTTTAAAACAGCTTGAACTAGAGGAATTATCCTTAGTGGATCGTCCTGCCAATGCAAAAGCTATGGTTTCCCTATTCAAGCGTGACAACTCCGAAGAGGAACAAATGACAGATAACGTAGAAAAGATGTCAGACGACCTAAAGGCAAAACTAAAGCCTTATATGGACAAAGGAATGACCGAAGAAGAGGCAATGAAAGCCTATGACGAGGACATGAAGAAGTCTGACGCAGCAGAAATTGATGAACTAGACCTGCTGAAAGCTGAGAACGACACACTGAAAATCCAGAACGAAGACCTACGTAAGGCTCTTATCGAAAACGGTTTCATTATCAAGTCTGACTCAATCGAAAAGAAAGTTGAACCAGAGTACATTGAGTACGAAGGGGAACAAATCAATAAAGCAGATGTACCTGCCGTTATTCTCAAAGCATTGGAAGAAGCAGAGTTTGCTAAAGCTGATGCAGAACTAACAAAACGTGCAACAGAAGCCCTACCACACTTTGCAGAAGATGTAGCTAAATCCTTGGTTGCTGAGTTCGGTGAAGTAGAAGGTGTTATGGAAGCCCTTAAAGCTGCCGATGCGACATTCGCAGAAAGCATGGAAGAGGTAGGAAAATCAGATGCAGATGGTGAGTTCGCTACTGCAACTGATAAAATGGAATCCCTTGTAAAATCTTACATGGATGAAAACAAAATGAAGAAGGGCGATTACGCTAAAGCATACGCTGCTGTAGCTAAGACCGACGAAGGTAAAGCCCTAATCAATAAAAGCTATAAAGGGGAATAATTATGGCTGTAATGCAATCCCGTGATACACGGACATTTATTGCTGGTGAGGACCTGTCTTCATCACAGTTCAAATTCGTAACTTTGGAATCAGACGGTAAAGTTGACCTAGCAGACGCTGCTGGTGAAAACGCAATCGGTGTGCTGATTAATGACCCAGCAGCAGACGAAGCTGCTACAGTCGTAATGTCAGGTAAAGTTATGGTAACGTCAGGTGGTACTATTGCTGCTGGCGCACAAATTCAAACAGATGCATCTGGTGACGCACTAACTGCTGCGGCAGGTGATGTAGTTCTAGGTTACGCTTTGGAATCAGCGGTTGATGGTCAAGTATTTGCCATTGAGTTGATCCAAGGTGGTAACGTAGTACCAGCGTAACCAGCGATAGGAAGGATATAACAAATGCCATTGCTAACACCAAATTCGGTACATATTGATCAGCCGTTGACAAACCTGACCATTGCTTATGTACAAGACCAAACAAACTTTGTCGCTGACAAGGTTTTCCCAACAGTAGGCGTTCAGAAACAATCTGACAAATACTACATCTATGACCGTGATAACATGAACCGTTCAGGTGATGTTAAGGCTCTTGCACCACGCACAGAAGTCAACCGTATCGGTATGTCAATCTCAAACGCATCATACTATGCAGACGTATATGGCCTAGGTATGGACTTCGATCAGCAAACTCTTGCTAACGAAGATGCAGCACTAGACATTCGTTCAGCGGGTGCAGCTACATTGACTAACCGTCTGTTGATCCACCGTGAAGAACAATTTGCTTCAACATTCTTTGCAGCAGATGTTTGGGGTACAACATCTACACCATCAAACTTGTGGTCAGATTATACAAACGGTACACCAATCGCAGACGTAACAGCCGCTCGTCGTACCATGCAGCTAAAATCTGGTGGCTTCAAGCCAAACACAATGGTTGTCGGTAAAGAGGTGCGTGACATCTTGATCAATCACCCAGACATCCTAGCACGTTTGAATGGTGGTGCAACTGTAACAAACACTGCATTGATCACTAACGCTAAGTTGGCTGAGATTTTTGAGGTAGAGAACTTCTACGTCATGGAAGCAGTCAAGAACTCATCAGTTGAAGGTGTCGCAGAAAGCAACGCATTCATCGGTGGTAAACATGCTCTACTAGCACACGTTGCTCCAAATGCAGGTCTAATGACACCAATGGCTGGTGCGACATTCGCATGGAACACACTAGACGGTGTGAACAACTTGGGCGTAACAGTTGAGTCATTCTCTGACGATGCTCTAAAGCGTCAACAAGTTGCAGAACACATCCAAGTTAAAATGTCCTATGATATGAAAATCACAGGCGCAGACTTGGGTTACTTCTTTGAAGCAGTTGTAGCGTAAGCTATTTACTCTGGGGGGCTGTAATGGCCCCCTTATTCTACTAATGATAGGTGTAACATGATCCGACAAGAACAAATGCCTTTCCAGTTTGACCGACCCTTATTCGTGCGTGTACCTTTTGATGCAGCAGGACGTTCATGGGAGTCAGGACAAGAGTTTAAATGGAAAGAGATGTCCATGCCAGAAACCAATGTGATGACCCTCTATAATCAGAGGATGTTACATCACAATGCTGAACTAGAAAAAGAAGTTAAGGCTGGTGATGGACTAGAAGAATTAAATATAGATGGGCTACACGAAGTCGTTAAGAGTATCAATGCCAAGGTTAAGGTTAAGACACCTAACGCTAATATGTACGAGAAACATAAGTGTAAGACATCTAAGATACTAGATAAACAGCGTGGGCTTATTCGTAGCTGGCGTAGAAACCACGGGCATTATGAGGTAGATTGATGGCTTGGAGTTATGAGGAAACCGATCTAAGGACAACAACGGCCTCTGGTCGTCTGAATACTGTCCGACTGTTACTTGGTGATACAGACAGTAACGACCAACAGGTGCAGAACGAAGAGATCGCTTTTGCTCTGGCTCAAAATAATAATAACGTATATTACGCTGGGGCTTGGTGTGCAAGAATAGTTGCTGCCAAGTACTCACGTAAGGTAACGACATCAATAGACAATGCTATAAGTGCTGATTACAGTGACTTAGCAAAGCAGTATAACAAGTTAGCAGAAAGCCTAGAGTATCAGGGTAAGAAGTCTGGTGCTGTTGTTGGTATTAAGGCTGGCGGTATTACCAAGTCAGGTGTAGACGCTATACGTGCCAACACTAACCGCATTACTCCCTCATTCCGTAGGGATCGCTTTCGTAATCCACCAAGCTATAGTGGAGAAGATTACGGCTCAGACTACGACTAGGAGGTCTAGATGTCTTTTCGATCCTTTGATCCCTATGACATGATAAGGGACTTCGGCAAAGAAGTTACACTGCACAAACAGACCACGGATGGGACATACGATCCAGCCACAGGTACTTTGTCGGGTGGGGCGACTACAGATTATACAGCCTTTGCTTACTTCTATAACTTTGAGGTAGGCATTCAGGGCGAGACTGATCTTAGGCGTGGTACCAGACGTTGTGTAATTTCTGCGTTGGGTCTTGCAGTTGCTCCTGATGATGGTGATACTATCTCAGGGTTTGGTGACACAGTACACATCGTAAGGGTTACCACTCACTACAGCAACGGTCTAGCAGTCATGTATACCTGTGAGGTTGCAGAGTAATGAAGATTACGATAAACAGGTCTTTCTACAATAAGAAAGAACAACTCAAAGAGTTTCCTGCTGAAACACTTGAGGCTGTCGCTAGAAACATGTCTGTAGATGCACCTTTCCTAAGTCAGTACTTTGTGGACACAGGTGCCTTTATAACCTCTTGGCAGATTACTGATGGTCGTAGAGGTCGTCCCCGTGGACGCTCTTCTCACGGTAAACCTAGACGTAAAGGTGATCAAACATTTGCTAAAGCAATGGCAGCAGAGTCTACTAGACAGATGCAGTCGGACATAGCTAAGATAGATTTTCGTAACACGACAAGATTAGTTTTACGTAATGGCGCACCTCATGCTAGATACGTCGATGCTAAACACTCTAAGGTTATGGATCAGTTGAGGAACAAATATGGCAGATATTCATAAAGACATTAGGGCTGCTTTGGAAAGTCAACTGTCCTCTATAACAGACGTACCTTCTATTGCGTATGAGAACGTACCTTTTAATCCGACAACAGGGCAAAACTACTTAGAGGTTTCGTATATCCCTATTACTCGTCGCCCAACTGTACGGGGCTTAAATCCACAGCAGAGATACGATGGTATCTTTACTATTAACTGCTATGTCCCAGAGGGTGCTGGCCCTGCGGCGGCAGACACTTTAGCTAAAAATGTCATGGAAGCATTTGAGGCCACAACTAAACTTACCCATAACAGTAAAACTGTAAACATTGATTATGCAGAAAGAACACAGGGAATAGTCGATAGTCCTTTCTACTTCGTTCCTGTTTCCATTGGATGGTATGCATACAACTAACTAGGAGATAACTCATGGCCTTTGCACAGGGTTCACGTTCCAGTCTGTCGTACATTGTAGAAAGCACTTTTGGTACGACACCTACTGGTAACTTCACTAACTTACCTTTTTCTACTCACTCACTAAACCTATCTAAAGATCGTGTTGCTGGTAACGACATTCAGGCAGACCGTATGCCACGTGTTGATCGTCACGGTAACCGTCAGGTTGGTGGTGACATTTCTGTCGATATGCGTGATGCAGACTATGACGATTGGCTAGAAGCTGCCATGCTAAACACATGGTCAACTAACGTACTTAAAGTTGGTACAACACCTAAGTTCTTCTCTATCGAAGACTATGCTGCTGACATCGACCAAGCCCGTTTGTTCACTGGTTGTACAGTAAACACAATGGGTGTTTCACTAGCACCTAACCAAATGGTAACAACAACCTTTGGTGTCGTCGGTAAAGACATGACAATTAGTTCTACTGATATTGCTGAGTCACGTACTATAGATGCAGCCTCTGGTGCAGCACCTTTTGATGCTTACTCTGGTGACCTAAAGATTGCTGACAGTGGTTCAACTCTAGCATCATCGGCTATTGTTACTGGACTAGACTTCACAGTCACTAACGGTTATGCACCTACATTCGTTATCGGTGATGACTCAGCACCAAGCCTAGAGTTTGGTCGTGCAGAAGTAGAAGGTACACTATCAGCGTACTTTCAAGATGCAGCACTAGTAAATCGTTTCATCAACGAAACAGAGACAGCACTTGAAGTTTCTGTAGGTGATGGCACAAACACAATGACATTCCTATTCCCACGTGTGAAAGTAAACTCTGCTGATGTGGGTGTAGATGGTCCTACAAGTCGTGTAGTATCTATGTCCTTCGTTGCTCTATATGACACAACAGAAGCGACAAACTTATCTATTACACGATCTGCGTAATCCCTAGCTAGGGTCGGGGGGTGTTGGTGTCGGGTCTGGCATCCCCCACTATAATTACCCGACAAATCCCGAAGGAGACTCGACATGGATTTAAAAGACTTAAAACCTAAAAGTGATACAGTAGAAGTAGAAATTGTACATCCAAACACTTTAGAACCACTAAAGAACGAAGATGAATCTACTATGACTATTACTATGTATGCCCCACACTCTAAGGAGTACAAGGCTGTAGTACATGAGCAAACCAACAAACGCTTGAAGCAAACCCAGAAGAACAAGCGTCTGGAACTAACTGCCGAAGACTTAGAACGTACTGGACTAGAGTTGTTAGCTAAAGCTACTAAGACTTGGAACATTACGTTTGGCGGTAAGCAGCCTAAGTTTTCTGTTGATGCAGCTATGGACATTTACGACGAGGTTTTCTGGATACGTGATCAAATCGAAGAAGCTATCAATGACAGCTTAGATTTTACGAAACCGTAGTACAACAACTTTGCGATTGGGCAGAGCATACCTTTAAGCTAGATAAGCCTACAGGTAAAGGTGCTACGGAAAGAGAACACCTAGAACAAGTACAAAAGCAGACTGGTAGGAATGTATCTGGTTTAGAAACAGATGTTGAGTTCCCTAATGTGTTAATGCACGTATGGTCTGCTTTTGTAAGCCTAAGTAATTCACGATCTGCTGGTTTTAGTGGCCCAAACCCTTTGACCTACACTGAAATAAAAACGTGGATGGAACTTACAGACACACCCCTCAAGTCTTGGGAAGTAGAAGCAATAAAGCGGCTAGATGCTGTTTACATAGGAGTTGCACATGGATGACATCCAGTTAGTGATGAAGGTTGATACAGCACCTGTTGATCGTGCTGTCAGAGTCATGGACAACTTAGAAGCTGAGTTGCGTGATGTCGAACGTGCTATGGACAAGAACCTTATCACGGAAAAGCAGTACAATGCTGAAACCCAAAGACTCACGCAGTCTATGGCTCGTCTTAAAACAGTTGCAAAAGGTTCTTCTAAAGACTTTCGTGCCTTTGAGAAAACTGTATATGGTTCTGGTAAAGCAATGCGACAAAAAGAGATCGCAATGCAACAGGCTGGTTATCAGCTACAAGATTTTATCGTACAGGTGCAAGCAGGTACTAACCCACTAATTGCGTTCTCACAACAGGGTTCACAGTTAGCGGGTTTCTTTGCTGGACCTTGGGGTGCTGCTATTGGTCTTGGTATTGCTGCGCTTGGTGGACTTGGCACTGCCATCTTAGGTGCTGGCGGTAAAATGCAATCTCTTCAAGATCAAGTAGAGGCGTTTGCTGAATTAACCGATAGCTGGCATGGATCAGCTAAGACCGCATCAACACAAACAGAGGTTTTAGCAAGAGCTTTTGGTAACTTAGCAGAAAACATTAAACTTTCTCTAGACAAACTAGCAGATTTTGAAGCTAAATTGCAAGAGCAAGCCTTTCAAGATGTTGCGGCTTCTATGCGTGATAAATATGTTACTGGTGGTGGTGGGGAAAGACGTACTGCTTTAGCTGACTTGTTTGGACTAGGTTTAAATTTTAAAGGTGGTACTGAAATTAAGGGTACAGGAACTTTTGGTTTTGGTCGTGAAGAAGTCGCAGGTAATCAGCTTGGGGAACTAGTGTCTGGTTTTGGTGCTGTGTCTGAAACTACTGACCCAGAAGAAAGGCTTGGTATTTTAACGAATATGGTAAACGCTGCCATAGACCTTGCTAACGCTAATGGTGAAATTAGTAAGCAAGAGCAAGAGTTAATTAACACCTTAACAAAGCAGAAAGAAACTTACGAATCTATTGTATCTACTAAGAAGCTGGGACTTAATGTAAACCCACAAGACCAAGAGGACGAGTATCAGGATAGGCTCCACAGAACTAAAGTTATCATGGTGCAGATAGAAAAGGAACGTCAAGAAGCTGCAAAAAGAGAAATTCAAGATGCGGCAACCATTAGGGCTGCTATGCAATCTGCTGCTATAAAACGAAGAGACTCAGAGAAAGCTGCGGAAGAACAACTAGCTAACGACAGGCTGCAAATATCTTCTGCCTTACAAGCGTCCTATTTAAAGTCCACTGCTGAAAGAGAACAAGCTGAGTACGAAGCATATCAGCGTGGTATAGATCACAGATATAAAGGTGAAGCCGCACTATTTGATCAAGCTGTGGAAATATCTGACAAACTCTTAGAGAAAATTGAAGAGGACGCAGAGAAAGCTGCAAGAGCCTACGAAAATGCTTTTAATGCCTCGTCTTTCCTGTTTGCTAACAGGTTTGCAGATGAAACAGCTTTAATGAATATGCCTGTCACTATAGACCCTGACAATAAGCCTGATAGTAAGAAAAAAGGTAAAACCCCAGCACAAAAACTTGACGAGTACATGAAGGGTCTTGAAAGAACCGTTAAGTTAGAGCAAAAGCAAGTCGGTGTATCTGAGGAAGTCGCCAGAACACTGGAACTACGTGAAGAATATGAGAAGCGTGGACTAAAGGTAAATAACTCTAGAATAGATGCTTTGGTAAAAGAAGAAGAGGCTCTTCGTAAGGCGACAGAACTACAAGAGAAGCATACAGCCAGAGTTGACATGATAGGTGATGCCTTTGGTGATATGCTGATGGGTATTGTAGATGGTACAATGAAAGCTGACGAAGCCTTCAAGAACTTTATGTACAACATCATCAAACAGCTTTACCAAGAGTTGGCTATTGACCCAGCAGTGTCGTTCCTCAAGTCATTCCTACTAGCAGACGGTGGTGTTATGTCACGTGGCAAACTTACGCCATTCGCTTACGGGGGTGTCGTAAATGGTCCTACTGTATTCCCAATGGCTAACGGCATGGGACTTATGGGTGAATCTGGACCAGAGGCTATCATGCCACTCAAGCGTGGACCTAACGGTAAACTAGGTGTCGAAGGTGGCGGTGGAGTTACTGTCGTACAGAACATCAACGTATCTACTGGTGTACAACAAACTGTACGTACTGAGATCAAGTCCTTAATGCCACAGATTGCAGAGGCATCTAAAGCAGCCGTTGCTGATGCTAAACGTCGAGGCGGTTCGTATGGAAGGAACTTTGCATAATGGCTATTACTTATCCACTAAACTTACCGACACATACAGGTATAGCCTCTATTGAGTTACATGCAATCAATGCAGTAGCATACAGTCAGTCCCCATTTACATTTGAAGGGCAAGTACATGCTCATGCTGGTGAGATGTGGACTGCTGATGTATCTTTACCACCTATGAAACGTGCTGATGCAGAGCAATGGATAGCCTTTCTAATGAGCCTAAGAGGTCAATATGGTACCTTTAGACTTAGCGATCCAACAGCGGCTGAACCAAGGGGTACAGCGACAGGTATGACAATTACTGGGGGTACTGGTGATCGTACTATTAACGCTACTGTAACTAGTGGTAGAACTCTAAAAGCTGGTGATTACTTTGGAATAGTATCAGGTGGTAAATACCGACTACACAAAATTTTAGTAGACTACGTTGGGACAAGCAGTCCAGCAAGTATGGAAATATGGCCAGCACTTAGAGATTCATATACTAACTTAAATGTGGACCTATCTGCACCACAAGGTCAGTTTCGTCTAGCTAGTAGTGACACCAACTGGTCTGTCAACGATGCCAGTTTCTATGGTATAACATTTGGAGCAATAGAAGCAATATGAGCCGTACTTTACCGACAGGTATGGTTGCTAAACTCACTGAGGGTGAAGTTGAGTTATTCCATGCCTTAGAACTACAATTTTCTACTCCCGTATATCTATGGACGGGTATTGGCAGTAAGTCCCTTACACCTGAGAATGGATCGACAAATACTTATATTGGTGTCGGTAACCTTCTACAGATAGGTGAACCCTCAGAGGCTCTTGATCTATCAGCACAAGGTCTTAGTTTGTCGTTAAACGGACTTAACAGTAGTATACTGTCTGCTGCCCTATCTGAGAACTACCAAGGCCGTGCAGCTAAGTTATACCTAGGTATTGTAGGTGTGGCTAACATGGCAGAAGTATTCTCAGGTTACATGGATGTTATGACCATTAATGAATCAGCAGATACTGTTGACGTTTCACTTAATGTGGAAAGCAGACTAATTGACCTAGAACGACCAAGGGTTGCCAGATACACTAAAGCAAGTCATCAGAGTATCAGCGGTAACTCAGGTGATAAGTTCTTTGACTTCTTAACAGACATTCAAGATAAACGAGTAGAATGGAAGTAAATGTTACCCGACTGGAAACACAACCTGACAACTTGGATAGACCAGAATAGATACAATAGGTTCTCTTGGGGTGTACATGATTGTTTTGTATTCACCAATGTAGCTTGGCGTAAGATGACTGGTAAGGGATATGCTGACGAGTGGTACGACAGGTACTACAACGAAAGATATAGACCCCTGTCCAGAGAAGAGATGCAACAAGAGTTTGGATACAACGAACTACATGAAGCATTAGACGAAAAGCTAAATAGGGTGCCTACATCACAAGTAGCTTATGGTAATTTAGTCGGTACATGTAAGTGGTCGAAAAACAACACTACAAGAGTTGCCCTTGGTATATGCCTAGGTGATAGTTCCGTTTTCGTCGGGACTAGAGAATTACAATTTATACCAACAGACGAAATACAGTTTGCATGGGGTGAAAAATGAAAGATGAATTTGGCGCATGGGCAAGAGGGACTACGTTTTTAAGTCCTAACTATCAGTTACGTAGGATGCCAGGGGTTATTGAGTCTGCTATAATTGGAGCTTTTGGTCAGGGTACATTACTGACAACTTTAGCAACTGGAACGACGATATACGTCAGTACAGTCGCAGCTTATGCTATCTACACTGCTGGTACTATGTGGGCCTTGAAGCAGTTAGCACCTAAAGCACCTACACCTACTAGCCCAGACCTAAGCAACCGACTACAGCCAGACTCACCAAAGCAGGTGATCTATGGTCGTACCCGTGTTGGTGGTGCTGTTACTTACATCGAAAGTGTTGATGATAGCAGTACTTTGATGCAAATCATCTGTATTGCGGGTCACCCTGTCGAAGAGATTGAAGACATTTATGTCAACGACACACGTGTTGATAAAGCTAATGTGGGAAGTGGGTCTGTTTATGGGGGGTTCATTGACCATCCAGACTGGAAAGATGGCACATCATCAAAGGTTGCTGTATTTAAAGGTAATGGATCAAACAATACCACTGCATTAAACCAATTATTTTATAGCAAGACAGACAACTCAACAGATGTAAACTCAACTGACTTTACTGGCAACGGTTTATCGTTTTTACAAACTCTTTTTTACTACAATAAGGACGTATTTACCAACGGTATCCCTACAATCAACGCTATCGTAAAAGGACGTAAGATATATGACCCTCGTAAAGATAGCACATCTGACGCTTATGATGCAAGTCTTGGAGTATCCACACACAGAAAGACTACTGAGTCCACTTGGGAATATAGCAATAACCCTGCGTTATGTATTCTAGACTACCTAACTCAAGAGCATGGACTTAATATTGGCTATGATGAAATTGATGATGTAGAATGGGCTGACGAAGCTGACATCTGTGAAGAACAAGTTACAGAATACTCAGAGGGCGAGGCTGTCTGGTTGAATGATCGCTATAATCTAAATGGCGTATTTACACGGGACATGGCACCTCAAGAGATTCTACCTGCCATGCTTTCGTCTTGTGCAGGTTCTTTATTCTATGCTCAAGGTAAGTGGGTTCTACGTGTAGGTGAGTATCGTACACCTATCAGCCCTGTGTTTGACGAGGGTGACCTACGTGGCCCTATGTCTATAGATACTAAGACTTCTCGTCGTGATCTATATAACTCTGTTACAGGTAAGGTATCCGCTGAGTTTGACTTTACTGATCCAAGCACGTCCTCAGAGATAGACTTCATACCTACCGACTACCCAATGGTAACATCTTCTGCCTTAGAAGCAGAGGATGGTGGAGTAAGAAATACACTAGAACTCCCATTACCATTTACCACTGACTTACTTCAAGCCCAACGTATAGCTAAACAAACCCTATTTAGAACTAGGGAACAAATTGTTGTTAATGCTAGGTTTGGTCTTAAAGCATTCCAAGCTAGGGTTGGCGACAATATTAAGCTAACTAACTCACGTATGGGTTGGAATGAGAAAGTCTTTGAGGTTGTATCGTGGAAGTTTGCTTATGGTGATGGTGCTGCCCTAGAGGTTGACCTGACACTAAAAGAGAACTCAGAAGCTGCATACGACTGGAATGCAGAAGCTAGTGTCTTCTCAACTAACAATACAACATTACCTAAATATGACTATGCACCTCAACCTACTTTTGATGGTACACCTACTACAGAGGTTATCATTCAAGAGGATGGCACTGCTGTCGCTAGTGCAGAGGTAGCTTGGACTGTAACTGACGATGCTTATGCAAACGACTATGTATTAGAGTGGAAGAGAACTTCAGAAACTGACTACCAGTCTATAGTTACAACTAATTTATACTACCGTATTCCCTCTGTACAGATCGGAGATGACTACGACCTACGTATATCTTCACGTAACAGGTTGGGTATTCTATCGGATCCATCTACAACTACTGTTACTATTACAGGGGATGTAACTGCACCTTCTGCACCCACACTTGTGAGTGTTACTGGTGGATTTCAAATGATCATTATTGACTGGGATAACCCTACCGATAATGACTTTTCTAAAGTTGAAGTATACGTAAATACAACTAACACCTCTACTGGTGCGACAAAGATAGGCGAAACTTCTGGTTCCTTCTTTACTCACAGTGGTCTTGGTAGTGCAGTTACACGTTATTATTTCCTCAAGGCTTTAGACTACACAGGAAACTCCAGTGCATTTACTGGTACAACTGGCAACTCTGCAACTACACAAGATGCATTAGCAGATGGTACATCTATTGTTCCTGTGTATGCAGACGATGCAAGCGGCACTAACAAAAGTTATACCGCTGGTTCTCGTACTTTTGTACTCTACTATGAGTACACTGGCACTAAACCTGCTATTAGCACAGTTACTGGTACTTGGGTTGAGTTTGTTGGCCCAGAGGGGCCAAGAGGACCAGAGGGGCCAAGAGGACCAGAGGGGCCAGAAGGAGACACTGGATCAAGAAATGCTGTAGTAAGATACTACCAAGAGGCACCGTCGACACCTGCTAAACCAACTGCTAGTTCTTCAACATATACTTGGTCTACAGGTCAAGCGACAGCTACTGTAGGAAGTTGGTCAACTACCGCACCAACTGTCGATGCCGCTGGTTCTAATGATTATTACTATAGTGATATTACATATGTAGATAGCACAGGTGAAGCGAGTACGACTACAGGTTCTAGTTCAACTAATGCTGTACGTTTGTTTAACTTTAACGGTTTGGTTACTTTTACTAACGAAACTGGTACAACAGACCTAAATACAGCTTTGGCAGATAGTAGTACCATCATTGATGGTGGCAATATTACTACTAACACTATTACAGCTAATAGTATTATTGTTGATGACCTTACTATTGGTAAATCTGGTAATAACCTTACCATTAAAGATGCTGGTGTTGATACTACCCAAATTGCGGCATCTGCAATTTCAACGGTTGCGACATCTTACACTGCATCGGCGTCGGTGCCTTACTCAAGCAACACCTTTGGATCGTCAATCGCAAGCACCAGCTTGTCAGGCGCAGAGAGCGGAGACAAGTTTTTGGGAATAGTCACCGTCGGATGGTATACGAATATCTCTAGTAATGTGGATTATATCAATCAGTCAGCGTTTTTGAACTCTGGTGGTTTCTCGCAACTTTTTCATCCTCGGCTAGAGACAGCTACAGGGTTTGCTGGCGGGAGCACAATGGTGGGCCTATTCGAAGCAACTTCGAGCGGCACAGTGACGTTCACTTTTAATCCAGCACAAAGTGTCTCATCATCTGAAACCGCCACAGCTAATTCGATTAGGATGACTTTGATAAGGCTCAAACGATGATCAACTACATTATACACGACTCAAATGGGGACATCATTTCTTGCGGCTCAATGCCAGAGGAGATTGATCAAAGAATTAACACCGATCATACACAGGTATTAACTGACTTTCCCGATGATATTGAAAACTATCGTTTTGACATACCATCAAGCACCATAGTTCCTTTAAGTCAGAGTGTTATTGATGCAAGAAAAACGGAAGAAGCGTGGTTTTTACTTCGTTCAGTTAGGGCGGGGAGGTTGTCATCAACCGATTGGACACAATCACCAGACAGCCCATTGACTGACGCTAAGAAACAAGAGTGGGCCACGTATCGTCAATCTTTACGTGACCTACCTTCCAACACAACAGACCCTGCCAACCCAACTTGGCCTACTAAACCATCATAAGAGGATATTATGGGATACCAATTAGGAACACGTAGTAAACAAAAACTTTCGGGTGTTCATCCCGATATGGTAGCAGTAGTATCACGGGCGATTGAGTTGTCTGAACAAGACTTCTCTGTGCTTGAAGGTATACGACACATCAATCGTCAACGAGAACTAGTTAAGGCAGGTAAGTCAACCACTATGAACTCACGACATCTGACAGGACATGCAGTAGACTTAGTGCCTTATCCTGTGTCGTGGGACTGGGAATACTTTTACCCTATCGTAGACGCTATGAAAGCAGCAGCAGAAGAGTTAGACATAGAGATCACGTGTGGTGCAGACTGGAAGAATTTCCCTGATGGTCCACACTTTGAATTGTCTTGGAACTCGTATCCAGTAGAATAGGTCAGTTATGATTGAAATGGTTGACCTTATCATGCAGTGGCTTGTTGCACCTGTTATAATCGTTGTATGGCATTTGTTTACCCGATGTACTAAACACGATACAGAAATAGCCGTACTTAAATCACAACTAGAGTCATCTAAAGTTTCCTATGACAGGGAAATGAAAGAGATGAAAGAAACCATTAAAGCAATATTCCTTAAACTCGACAGTATAGAGCAATCACTGCGAGATAGGTAAAATGGATAATAAAGCATTAGTCGGTGTTCTTTTTGCAGCACTTATAGGTTTGTTAGGTTGGAACATAAAGACAACACATGAACTAACCTTACAGGTACAGAAACTTGAGATCATTCTCCTAAATGACGCATTTGCAAAGTAGGAGAATACAATGGACCCAGTTACGATTATCAGTGGTGCTACAGTCGCCTTTAATGCCTTAAAGAAGGGTTTTGCTGTAGGCAAAGACTTACAAGAAATGGGGGGTCAACTAAATCAGTGGGCCTCTGCTATGTCAGATTTAGGTCAGGCAGAAAAGAAAGTCAACAACCCGCCTTGGTGGAAGTCACTTGGTAGTGATGTAGAACAAGAGGCTATGGCTGTTTGGAATGCAAAGCGTAAGGCAGAAGCCATGCGTGAAGAATTACGCAGTTATATAAGTTTTGTTTATGGGCCATCAGCATGGGATGAATTAGTGGCTACAGAAGCAAAAATACGTAAACAAAAAAGAGAGCATGAATACCGTAAAGCTGAACTACAAGAGGCCATAATAACTTGGTCACTTACTGGCCTAATCTTGCTTATATTCTTTGTTGGCTTAGGTTTTCTAGTTTACACAATGAGATGATTAAAAAAGTCGGCAACAAGTATATAGTATACGGGAAGGGTGGTAAGATCGTTATCATCACTAGTAGCCGACGAATAGCGGAGAAATATGATGGTAGTTGACTTTGATGTTGATGGTGACGGTAAAGTCACACTAGAAGAAATAGCTATGAAAGAGCGTATGCTTGAAGTAGAGTTACGTGAAGAAAAAGCTGAGTCACAGAAGTTTATGGCTTGGGTAGCTATGGGTATGATGATTATCTTTACGATATTTCTATTCACACCTATCATGTCAGACTCACGTGTATCTGCTTTAGCTGATCTACTAGGTTTATTCTACATTGCACAGACTGGTGTTGTTGCAGCTTACATGGGTGCTACAGCTTATATGGCTGGTAAACCTATGGGTAATAAGGTGGCTATGAGCAAATGAGATGGATAATCCTAACACTACTATTATCTAGTTGTGGATTAACTAGTCTAATTCCCACTGGTGGGACTAACGTAGCTGCTAACACACAGGTAGGACAAGAGAACTACCAAGGTGTCACGACAAACGTCGATAGGTCAGTTAAGCCTGTCCTAAGACCAGAAGGTCCCGTAGAGAACGTACAACAGGACAACAGTGTGACAAACATATCTGAACTAGACCCCCTACTATTAATACTCTTAGTACTTGGCTGGCTTGCTCCTAGCCCCTCAGAGATAGGTAGGGGAATACTTAAACTGTTCCGACGAAGAAGAATAGAATACTAACCCCCAGATACTAAAGAACCCCCTAGGTTAATTCCTAGGGGGCTTTTTTGTGTCTACTCTTCTGATAGACCTAGTTTGTTCATGCACATAGCTGTACCTTCATACAGCATTTCTATGTCGGCCTCTGCTTTTGTAATCTTACGTAGGCAATATGCATTTGCCAGTAGACTAATCAGCAGGATACCTTCTATTACGGTCATTTACGCTCCTGTTGTTGTATTAGTGCTTCTAGGTACCATCGGGCTTTCTTCAAGTCCTCGACACCATTTTTGTATCGCCATCGGTGTAGATACTTAGCTACATTTCCACGGTAGTATCCTGTTAGTTCCTCGTCTGTCAGGAAGTCTTTGATGTACTCAATACACTCAATAGAACCTGTACCATAGTGTGCAGGGTTGTTTACATTGTCACGTTCTTTGGATCGTTGTCGTTCCTCTTTTGTCATTGGGGTTATCATCGGGGCTTCACTCCAATCTTGTTCCATAAGTTCTTTCCAGTACCTTTTTTGAGTTGTCATAGACGTTCCTTCATAAACACCTTAACCCATTGGGCGCAGATGTCTGACCTGATGATGTCATCCACACCAAACTCAATGATTGGCACAGGCAACATATGCTTCTTTGCTAGATGGATCACCTTCGACAACCCGTCTGTCTCTTTCAAGTCAGATTGTTGCGAATCACCATTAAGCACAATAGTAGTACCTTCTCCAACCCTAGTCAACAACATTTTTAGTTCGTGTGTTGTTATATTCTGTGACTCGTCTACAATTATGAAGGCATTATCGAAGCTACGCCCACGCATAAGTGCAAGAGGTGCCATCTCAATGTTGCCATTCTTGATACCAGTTTCGACTGTACCCTTTCCAAGATGCTTCTCCAATACGTCTAGTACAGGTAATGCCCAAGGTTTAGTCTTTTCCTCTAGGTCACCCTTGAGAAACCCTAATTCCTTACCTACGGCAACGTGAGGTCTTGTGATAACGATCTTATCAATTTCTTTCGTCGTGTAGAGGTCGGCAGCATAAGTCGCCGTAACATACGTTTTCCCAGTCCCCGCAGGACCAAGGATAAAGACTTGTTGATATTCCCGAAGAGCATCTAATAGTTCCTTTTGTTTATCAGTCCTAGGTAACAACCCAGAAGTCTTTTTCTGGGCTGCACCTTTGTAATTAGTTTTTCGTCGGGTCTTTCTAGGTTTGACAGGAAACTCTGTCACGTTGTCATCATCCATTCAGTTCTACCAGTTCTGCTGATGTATAGGGTATATGAAAGAATTGTTCCCCTTTACGTATGTACCTACCTTTGGCTGTACCTAGGCTTTCCTTAGTCAGTAATGTGTCCTTGATACGCCATGCCTGTCGTAGGTCTTTACGGAAGACGTAGAAGTTAAGAACACCATTCTCTGACCCATGTTTGTCTAGGAGCCTCTGTTTGCGTTCAGGAATGCGTATTTCTGACCAGTGGGTAGGCCAGTCCCCATCCCAAGCTACCTTAACCTCTGCCTCGTTGAAATAAGTGTAGCCACCCTTCTGTGACACGACATCAACGTAATAGTTCTCTTCTGTGTTTACAATAGTGTGTCCCTTCTTCTTTAGTAGGGATACTAGTGCAGCTTTAGCAGGTTCGTCGTATGCCTCATACAAGGCCCTACTAAAACTCTTTCTTACCTTTGTCATCTAGCCACTCTTTCAGTTCTGTATAGCCACCTATGTGGTTGCCTTTCGGGTTAAAGATTTGAGGAACAGTTGTTATGCTAGACCTCTTGAGTAAGTACAACAACCACTTACTACTACCTGATTGTATGTTGTATTCTGTATAAGGTAAACCACTAGCCTTTAGTAGGGCTTTAGCTTGATCGCAGAAATTGCATTGGTCACGTGTGATTACCACCCACATGTTGTCTCCATTTAAGTTCATGCAAGAGCATGTTTTGTTCATACTCCGACATTATCATCCAGTCTCTTATTTCCTCTGTAGACCTCTTGCACCCTATGCAAAAGCCATCGTCATCTAGACGACAAACCTTTACACAGGGCGAAGGTACTTGACCTACGTTAGGTCTACGATTTCGCATGAGTCACCAGAACATGCCATTGTCTGCATACCTGCTGTATTGTCCTCTTGCTCGTAGTCAGACAGTTTAGACCAGTCGATAGTTTCAGGCATCTGTGCTAACACATCCTCGTAGCTTGGCGTAATAACGTACTCTGCATCATCCTCGTACCTTAAACCAGTGACAGGCTTATCCTTAAAGGTTTCCTGATAAGGTGCTTGCTGATAGGTATGATCTGAGTGTGGCAAAAATGACACACCCGACATCTCGTCAAAATGCTCATACACAAATGCACCTACAGATACCCATTCATGGTCACGAACTGACACAGTAATGCTAGGTTTATGTTCACACCAGTGTCGTTGATACGTAAGCCATGTTTCTAGTTGCTCAATGGCTGTCATATCGTTACGTGTTACTGCACCTGCTGGGGCTTTCTGTGGGAAGCTAAACACTGTTGTTGCATCTGGCTTCATCACATCAGGCTCATTAGGTACACCCTGATCAATCAAGAATTTAGTAAGCGGGTCCTTATTGTCTCCACGCACTGTGCGGATGTAATAAGGGCTGTGACGAGCATGTATCCCACTAGCAGAATCAACAAGTTGGGAGACAGTGCCAGAAGGTTTGACACAAGTGATAGCAGCAGAAGTAGGGATACCAAGACGTTCAGCCCATTCAGCATTAGTAGAGATAGCGACATTTTTTAGATGCTCCAGTGTTTTGGCTAACCCAGCATTAGCACTGGTCATTAGCGGATTGTCCATGATGCCTGTTAGACTTACACCTAGCAGACGCTCTTCTTCCGTATTGTCTGTCCAATCCTTGGATAGGTACGGAAACTTTGTATAGGTAGCTTGGATTGTACCTAAGATAGTCGCATATTTTACCTTGCGTTCTATGTCTTCAATATTGTCTGTAGCACGTACTACGCACTCAGTAAGGTTGCAGAACTGCGCATTTTTGAGGATTATCTCGCTGCAAGGATTCGTCCCGAAGTCACTGTCTGGATTACGACGACCATTCTTTGCAGCTTGCTTCTGTGATGCCTGACGGTTAAAGATACCTCGTTCACCTGATTTACTTTCGATCAATGCTGTCCATTCACGCATGAATGTTTCTGCATCTGGCTTATCAGTATAAGCTACAGAGTTGTTAGCCAAGGCACGGTGTCCATAGTTTTCCCACCACTGTCCTGACTTAGCGTGACGCATCTTGTCGTCTGACAGGTTAGATAGGCTGATCATAGCACTACGGCGTACACCACCTACTACGACAATCTCGCCAATCTTACACATGATGTCGTGACACTCAATAGATGTCAGCTTACGGCCTGTAGCATTCAAGAACTTCTCGACAGTAAAGTTGAACAAGTCTACTAGAGGTGCTGGTCCTGATGCACGACCACCAAAGGTCTTTAGTCTTGCACCTGCTGGTCGTACTTTAGATACGTCCCACTTAGGAATTTCACCAGACCACAACAATGCTAGTAATTGTCGGTATGCTTTAGCCCAACCTTCTTTACTGTCCTTCACTACAATCGTTGTATCAGACTTGAATATCTTTTCTGGTACTTCTGGTAGTTTCTGGACATACTGTCGTTCAACACTGAACCCTACCCCCGTACCACACAACAGGATAAACATAGCCTCGTCAAAGCGTTTAGGCTTGTCTACAGCTACGTAAGAGCAGTTGTACATACAGGTATTATCACGGGCTGCTGCTGGTCCAGCGGTCATCATAGATCGCATAGAGGGCATAACCTCTAGTGACAAAATTGCATCACGTATATCTTTGATGTAACTGTCGTCACCTGCTAGTGGTTTAACAATATTGTCAACGTATCGGTCAACTGTCTCTGACCAAGTTTCACGTTTGTCTCCAGTCCAACGGGCATAACGTGATAGTGCAATAAAGTTTTGATAGGGGGTAGGGAGCATATTGTTCATTCTTGTTCTTTTCCTCGTCCACGCATTGTTTTGTCTTCACCTAGCCATACCAGACGATCAATGTCTGCACGACTAATTCCTATGTCATTTAGTTGTCGGTCAGTCATCTGATTAAGTTCTTTGATGACCTTACGATGTTCTCGCCATGTGGCTTGGTAGTTAATCCACCGCCACCACCATTTCATTAGTGTCTTCACCTTTTGTCTCCATTTCCACTGAGGACCCCACGTTCTTTGCGATCCTGTAACTTCTTTAGGTTTCCAACAGCAACATCCGACATGCTTACATTAAGATCACGGCAAATTGCAGAAATATACCAAAGGCAGTCTCCTATTTCATCTAGGATACCCTCTCTATCAAAAACACCGTCACGTAGTATTTTCTTAACTTTATTGGCTACCTCTCCTAGTTCACCTGTTAAGCCAATTAAGGGGTATATAACTTGGTGTTCACTCTTGTATATAGCTGTCTTTGCTGCTGCGTTCTGATATACGTTCATCTCCATTTCTGTCTGACTAAAGTATTCAAATGCTTCTATGTCTTCTCTACTGATCATTCTATCAACCTTCCATAAAACTCTGTTGGACCCCTGTGGTGTCGATTAAACAGATACCACGCACAGTTATCTTTACCTGTGTGTTTAGAACCTTCGATCCACTTAACTCTACCTACACTTACGATCTTAGAACAATATGTCATAAGAACCGATGATTGCTTTGTGTGCATCCAGTCAGCATCAAATAATAGCCAAGTAGGCATGATGCCAATCCAAGTGTCTATGAAGTTATGTAGGAAGTTTCGTTCCCACGGTGGGTTAGTAATGCAATAGTCAATATCAAGTACATCATGTGGTTGTACATCCAGTGCATCCCACTGCATTACATCTTTTCTCTGTGGCTCTATATCGGAAGCCCACTGACAGTTACCTGCATAGTCAGTCAACTGTTCGATATGATCGACAAGCCTACCATCACCTGCACAAGGCTCTACAAAACTAAAACTGTCTTGTGGTAGGTGATCTATAAGAGGCTTAACAGCTTCTTCTGGTGTAGGGTAGTAGTCCCTAGGTACCCTGACAAAATCGGATCTTTTTCCCATCAGTGTATCACTACCTCTTCTGCCATACCTAAATCTATAGAACTGTATTCTGCTAAAGCTATAGCCTCTTCCTCAGATAAGTTTCTGTCATTCATAGCACGACCAACCAATATGAACTTAGCCATATGTTTCAGTTTATCTATGTCGTCTTCTTGTTCTATTGTATCATACGCTTGTATGTAATCTGATAAACTCATAGCCATTCCTCTGGTATAGACTTATCTGCGTACAGGAACCCATGCTTGTCACACCACTGTGCATAAGTAGTCTTTGCACCCTTGTATAACTTTGCTCTAGAGTTCTGGAACACAAATCTGATGTCATGCTTTGGGTACTGTTTCTGAATTAGCAAATGCTTTTTTCTATCTGCCACTGTGAACCGCCCCTTAGTTTCGACTATGATACCATTGGGTAAGATGAAGTCTGGTGTATAGGTACGGTCTTCCTCGACACGATACTTGATTTTCTGTGTCTCATACTCATACTTAACACCAGCTTCCTCTAATTCCTTTGATACCCTCTCTTCTAGACCAGAACGATAGCCATGCTTTATCGCTTGTCTGGTGGTTGCCATATTTCCCCTTCGTATCGTCGTAGCCAGAGCAATCTAGCATTTTCCACTACACGATCTACATCGCCATCATAAGCCTTAACGACTGTATGCCACAAATCTTCCTCAGTGGTTGACCCTTTGAGTATCTTCTCAGCTTTCTTAGGGCCAACTTGAGGTAGACCGTGGATGTTGTCAGCACTGTCCCCTGTCAATATCTGGGTATAGAAGAACTTAATTCCCTCGTCGGGGGTAACCTTATTCATCGTACCTTTAACAGGATTGTAATGCCAGCATGGAACCTGTAGCATGTCCTTATCTACTGACACGATAGTACAGTCATGGTCGAGTTCTGTAGCATGTATCGCTAGACAATCGTCTGCTTCTTGTTCCACACTGACAACCGTTTGCCAATCTGACACCATATAGTCACGAATGAATGAAAGGTGTTTAGGCTTTTCTCTTTTGGACCTATTACCTTTGTAAACATGTGACTTGGCAATGTCGTGTCTAAACTGATGTCCACTGCATGTGATATAGATTTGGTAGTCGTCACTGTCCCAAGGCCAGCCACATACATACTCTATACTCATTTGCAGTATCTCGTCAGTCTTTACACGTGCAGCCCGTTCGCTTTCATCTTGAGTAGAAAAGGCAGCACGATAGGCGAATACATCACCGTCGATTAAAGCCTTTCCGTATCCCATCAGAAACTCGACCAAGCCATTTCGCCACCCTCTTTGTGCGCACCGATGGATTCCACGTAGGTGTACCCTGCTGCGAGGCAAGCATCGTGATATAGATGTAGGAGATCATATAAGCTATCTACCTCTTGTCGTTCGATGGTGACGGAGCCTGAAACCCCGTCCTCATCTTTGTCCATTACAAAACTAATTTCTACTTGCATTAACCTGCCGCCGCAAAAATCATGTCATCTTCTGATGGTTCACTTGTACGTTCAATCAGTTCAGTGACAGCAATACCGTTGAGGCGAAGACCGTTACCGTCAGCATAGGTTTCAAACTGCACCTTGGCCCGTGTACCGTTGCCTAGTTCACCATCTTCTGCGAAGTCCCACTTACTGACGTTTTCCTTACCTTGACGTAGGTCAACTACCTTAACAGGACCACCTAGGTTGACGTTCTCTTTGGTTACTGGGTCGATCCAGTCACGTACATCATCAGCTACGCCACGTTTGATCTTCATGTACTTACCAATACCGAAGTCAGCATTGCCCTCTTGAATACGAGCGTTACCCATGACTGTGGCCTTGAAGCCATCCATCATAAGTTTGTCAATCTGTTCTTGACTGGTGAAGTATGCATTTACGACATACTGACCACCCTTCATAGCAATCTGTTGTTGCCATTGTGGCCCATCCATGTTGCCCATGTCTGCGTTCTCAGGGAATACTTTTGCATATTCTAGAACCATGTCGAGTGTGTATCTTGCCATATTGTGTATCCTTTTCTAACACTGGTAACTATATATAGGACTTTTTTTCGTCCTTGTAAACTTTTTTGTCATTTTTTATCCTAGTGGATGTCTGCATATGTCCTACCGAACTGGGCATCTATACCTAATGTTACATTTAGTCGCAGTTCATTGTTGAGGTTGTCTATGCTCATATTCATAATGTTCTCTGTTTTGTCCTCATCTCCTTCTTCGGTTAAGACGATTACTTCGTCATGGAACTGGCCAATAGTCTGTAGTCCCATTTCTCTGATACCCTTTACCCAACTGTCAAAACAATAGACACCTGTAGATTGGTTCAAGGTACTAAACCGATCCTTATCAGATCGTAAAGAGTGCCAGAAACCAGACACAGGATTGTAAAGCCAATCAGAGCCAAGAACAGTTCGTACCCTTGCATCTTCACTCACTTTCTGCACAGACCAGTTGCGTGACCAGAATGCGTCTAGGAGCGTCTGTGCTTCGCTCTCAGACATACCTGTGTTTCTGGCTAGGGTCTGCTTACCTACGCCATAAGTCGCACTGTAGTTCACCACCTTGTAGTTCTTACGCAGTGCCTTGAGGCTACGTTCACCTGAGTTGTGTTTGTCGATGTCATCTTGTGTGACGACACCTGCGTGTTTGGCAAGGTCAAGGTGTGGGTCAAACCCATCCTTAGACATTTCCTCGACATAATCAGGGTCTAGTGGTTTCATGTAGTGACGCTTGGTCGTGTCCTCTAATGATGTCATATCGGCACCACACAGAGTGTAACCTTCTGGTGCTGTCAGGCATTCCCTTATTTCTTTTCCGTACTGTCGATCAACGCTTGGCAAGTTGACACATGGTCGGGCGTGACGAAAGCGGAAGGTGTTAGTAAGCCCTGCAACAGTAGCTTGCACGTATCCATCGTTCTCTGATTCAAGTAAGCCCTTGATGACCCCAATACGATGAGAAAGAACAGTGAGGCCATCAAGCAAACCAATAGCAGGTTCCCGTTCAACCAACTCACGTACCGAGGAACAGAGTTCTCCGTCTTTACGTATTTGTTCCAGTTTCCTTGTGGAGCCATCTGCTTCCCTCATAAACTTAAATGTACGTGGTTCCCACCCTAGCATGAACAACCACTCTTTTACCTGTGATACAGAACTAGGGTTAGCACGATCTTCACCAACCTTGACTTTCAGGCTCTGGGTACTCGTCGGGACCTTGTGGTCCTTGCAGAGTTGTTCCCACTTGGCACCGTTTGCAGACAAACTTCCGTCCTGTTTGTGGTACACCTTTGGTCGTGTCCGTACAGCGTAACTGACTACCTTCGGCATAACATTGGCAAGTGCCTCTGTCTTCTCTTGCTTGAGTGCTTCCCACTCTTGTAAGTGGGATTGTGCCTTGGGTACGTCTAATTTCCATCGTAGGGCCTCTTGCTCTGCTGCACACTGTAGCTTGAACGTCAGGTAGTCGATCAGTCGCCACTTGTCACTTTCGTTTTTATACAGTTGATCTAGTTTGTAGTTTAGTCGTTTGTACAATGCATAGTTGATAAGTACGTCCTCGTTACAGCGGTGTGCATATTCCTCTGGTGTGAGGTTTTCCCAGTCGTCAATTTGAGGCTTGGGTATGTTGAAGTCCTCACCATAAGACGCAAGACCGTGGCTTGGTCGCCAGAAGTCTAGATACCACGACAAGGCTAGAGTATCGACTAGCTTTGCCTTGATCTTGACCCCTAGCACTTTTTCCACTTGGGGGATGTCAAAGCGGATAATGTTATGACCAATGAGTATATCTG